CCCCCGCCACGAGCGTTCAACCGGTACATCAACGGCTCAGACTTGCTGCAGGAGTTCATCCATTTCCTTGGATCGCACCAGGTTCGGAAGGCCGAGGCCCTCAAGATGCCGCTCGAGCTCTTCATCCAGTGGCTGATCATCGTAGCGGCCAAGGCGGACGACGAGGAGCCACCCGTGAAGCTCTGTCTCCCCGCCAAAAAACTTCGCTGTCTGAGCTGCTCCAGGGTTCTAAAAAGGAAGACCGCGATCATGCTGTGCAGCACCGCGTGCGTGATGCGCCGGCTGAGGACAGCAGCATGAAAAACCGACCCTATCTCATCACGACCAATCCAGACTTCCCGAAGTACATCCGCTGTCTAACCTGTAACAAGACGTCGTACAACCCAGACGACATCTACTACCGCTTCTGTACCCGATGTGGGTTTCTTGGTGATGAAGTGCGCTGGAAGTGGGGCGAGGCGAGCGCGCGCGAGTATCTGAAGCAGATCGTGGCCGAGTGCGGACTCTACAAGAAGGTGCGTAACATTGGCGACAGCACGTGGCATGCGGTCCCAACCGAGCGCATTGCGACCGAAGGTGTGAAGGGCTACGAGATCTGCCACTTCCCCATCTGGACGGATGCACACGAGAAGAATCGGGTGCCCCAGAAGATCGACGACATCGTCGTACTATCGTCAGAGGATTTCGATCCATCGTCAAAGACTTGACACCGAGTCGTGTCGTTTTGACCCCTCCTCTCAATCTTCACTGAAGCTTTCGCCAGGCATGCGCCTTGCTCTGTGGGCGTCGCATGCCTATCGACTACGACGCAATCCAAGCAATCCTCGGTAAGCTAACCGCAGACGAGCGTGCGGCCATCGCGGGCCAGATGAAGGCCAGGGCTCTCACCAAGCCCAAGGCCACCCCGGCGAACCGCTACGCCGAGACCGTACAGACGCGCAACGGGACGACCATCACCTTCACAGTGGGGCGTCAGAAGGGAAACGTGCGTGTGTATGGGCTCGATCGGAAGCGACCAGTGGCGCTTTTTGGCAAGCAGTGGCTCCAGCTGCTGGAAGTGACCGGCGAGTTACAGAACTTCATCCACAAGCACCTCGAGCGCCTGAAGGAGAAGCCATGAGACAAGTGCGCTTCGACACCAAGGTGCTCGGCGGGTACTACTGCAACTCCAACCACTGCAAGAAGTACTACGTGTGCATGTACTACGACCCGTGCTGGCGGCCCACCAAACGGTTTGGTAAAGCGGCGCCGAGACTCGGACTCAGCCCCGCGAACCAACGTCGCAACGAGCGATGACGCTCACCCGGCAGACCGAAGACAACCTCGTCCGGGCTCGCATCGTCTTGATGGATCAGTTCCCCTTCTGGGGCGAGCTCACGAAGTATCTACGGCCGAAGATCTCAGAGACCGCCACGGCGACAGCGTGCGTCGACCCGAAAGGGCAGATGTTTCTCAACCCAAGCTTCGCGAACAAGGCGAACGCTGCGGATCTCCTCTTCGTGCTGGCGCATGAGGCGATGCACATCGTCAACTCGAGCCACTCCCGCTTCCCCAAGCACGCGAACTTCCCTCTCTGGGCGCGCGCGGCGGACATCGCGATCAACTACCTGCTGGTGCAGGAGGGTCACGTCAAGCTGCCCCGGCCCGAGCTCGTTCGGCCACTGTACGAGGACTTCTCGCACTACTGGAACAAGACCCACGAGGAGATCTACGCCGACCTGATGCGAAATCCTCTCCAGGCGCGGAGGGCCATGAAAGGGGACTACTGGTGTGACGAGGTCTCGTGCCGCTGCACGGAGGAGATGGACCCAATCGAGGCCGAGAAGTGGCAGCGGCGGATCCAAAACGCAGCGGAGATCGCGGAGGGTAGAGGCAAGCTGCCCAGGTCCCTCGAGCGGTTCCTCGCACAGGTCGGCCGGGCCAAAAAGAACTGGCTCCGTGTGCTCGCTCTCGCTGCCCAGTCCGAGCTGCTGAAGTCGTACACCTGGCGCAAGCCGAGTCGACGCACGATGGCGCTCGGGCTCGTGACGCCCAGCCAGGATCGCGAGAAGCCTGACGTGGTGCTGTACCTGGACACGAGCGGGAGCATGCACGAGCACCTCTTGAACGAGGGCCTCTCCGAGATCTCCGCCATCCTCCAGCTTGCGAAGACCACGATGATCCTCGGTGACGCAGAGGTGTACTTCTGTGGCCCCGTGTCGCGTGAAGAGCTGAACAATCTTCCAATGCAGCGGGGTGGCACGGACTTCACCGTCGTGTTCAACAAGATCGCCGAGAAGAAGCTCAAGCCTCGTCTCTTCATCGGCTTCAGTGATCTCGATGGTCCGTTCCCCGATGATCCACCGCCGTACCCTACGATCTGGTGCCGAAGCTCCTCAAGCCGAAGCGAGCCACCGTGGGGTCGGCTCATAACCATGTAAGCCACTGGGAGAGTTGCATGAGCCACCCTGTCACCATCGGACAGATCAAGAGCGTCGTTCGCAAGTTGAGCGCGAAGAACCAGCTCGGCGACGTAGCCCTGTACGTTAGCGGCGCACCAGGCGTCGGGAAGACTGCGCTTTTTGAGCAACTTGCCAACGAGCTCAACTTGGCGCCCGATATCTACCTGGCGTGCACGATGGATCCTGTTGATATTTCAGGTCTGCCGTTCCCTGTCCGTCGAGAAGGGATCACCAAGTTCTTCCCCTGGGATCGGCTGCTCGGTCTCACGGAGTACGCCAAGGATGCGGGGCCCGCGGTCGCTGTGTTCGACGACTTACCGGCGTGTGAGGAGCGTGTCTTTTATGCCTTGTACAGATTCTTTTACGAGCGCTACGTCGGCAAGTGGGCGATCAGAGACGACGTCCTCCTCGTGGCGACGGGCAACCGAGCGGCCGACATGGCGGGTGCCAAGGAATTACCGACCGCTCTGGCCAACCGCTTCGTCCACTTCGAACTCAAGGTGGACGTGGAAGAGTGGGTGCGCTGGGCCTATGTGAATGGTGTGGACCCGATGGTCATCAGCTTCATCCAAAGCACGGAGGGACGCATGCTCCACGACTTTGATGCCACTCGAGGGGACGTCTGCTTTCCCTCCCCACGCTCCGTCGTGATGGCCAGCCTGATGTACCAGGTGCTCGAGGGCACCGACCAGAGACTCCTCACGAGTGCGATGGCCGGCTGCTGTGGCGAGTCCTGGGCTCTCGCGTTCCTCACCTACAACGAGCTGAAGCAACTGCTCGTGCCCGTCGAGGAGATCTTCGCCAACCCCACCACCGCACCGATCCCTCCCAATCTGGACGTGGCCTGGGCTGTGCTCAGCAACGTGGTCTGCGCGGTGGCCAGAGATGTGAAGGCCGAGAAGGTCAACAGCGCGCTGCGCTATGGGCTGCGCTTCGACAGCTTCCGAGACATGGGTGCCAAGCTCTGCAAGGACGTCACCACGCTCGTCGTCGAGGGGCAGCACACCGAGATCTACGACCAGGTGAAGGACGCCTTGACCGAGGCCAAGAGGAAATACGGTAGTCTCCTCTCACTGAGAGGAAACACTGGCTTCTAAGTGGCGCGCTGCAGCGCTCTCGCTGCTGATCGCATGCTCATCCGCGGGTAGTCTGACCGAACTCTCTGAGTACGAGAGCCTGCAGGGCTTGCTCGCCTCGGATCCACGGCTCGAGGCGGGCAACCATCGCCTCTTCATCTACCTACGGGTGGAGAACCATGACCTCGTGGTCTGCCTTGCCCACAACGGTGCACGCAAGGACATCCTCGAGCAGCTCCAAGCCCTCCTGATACAGGGCCGAGAGCACACCGTCTACGTGTACGCCGAGAAGGTCAACGCGGCGATCGAAGAGATCGTCGGAGGCGTCGACTACGAGGTGTACGCGGTGGGTGTGTTCATCCCTGACGCGCAGAAGAATCGTGTGGTCGTCACGGGCTACGGGAACTCGCTGCTCGAGGCCATGAAGAATGTGAAGTGGACGGACTTCTTGCAACGTCTGCTTGGAAAGGGAGTTGACGCGATCTGATCATGATGCTCGGACACAACACCGCAGTGCTCACCATGGAACAGACCAAGGTAGCAGCCACCGCGAAGAAGCAGGCGTTTCAGAACTTCGTGATCTGCCTGCTGATGATTGATGAGTTCCGTGATGCGATCATTGATGCTTGGAAGGAACGAGTGGCGAATGGTCAGGTGGTGACCAAGCTATCGGATGACTACGGAAACAACCGTTACACCCTTACTCAGCTGCGCGAGAGCGTGAACCTCAACATGCAGCGAGCCGTCGAAGCGACTGATCGCACCGGGAAAGTGAAGTACATCTACAACGCCAACCTAGCTACGTCGGTGTACGAGGATCTCTACAAGAAGCTCTGCGGCACACATCTCCGCACTCACAAACTGATCAACGAGAAGTACGAGGAGTACATCTACCACCGCAACCTGCTCTTCAAGGCGAACCTCCGCCTGGTGCCAAGGTTCGTAACACCCTTTGCGCGGCGCGGCGTGGACTTCGAGGACCTGGTGCAAGAGGGACGTGTGGGGCTGCTACGAGCGGTTGAGAAGTACGACCCCGATCGGGAGATCAAGTTCTCGAGCTACGCGTCGTGGTGGATCAAGCAGGCGATCCGCAAGGCGCTCAAGAACGATCGTCGCACCGTACGGCTCCCACACCACGTATACGATTACGTGAGCAAGGTGACCAAGCAGAGCGCCCAGTTCCGCATGTTGCACCAGCGGGAGCCCACGTTGCCCGAGCTCGTTCGCTTGACCGGCCTTTCACAAGAGAAGATCGAGGGTCTAAGCGGGACAATGGCGGATCTCATCTCCATCGAGACACCAATGAAGGTCAGCCGGGAGGAGCTCAAGGACTACGTCTCGACGGAGATCGAAGCACGAGCACCCGCCGAGGACGCGGTGCTTAGTCGACAGATGAGCAGTCTGATTGATCAAAACCTCACCGAGGAGGAGGCATCAATCGTCCGCCGACACTATGGCATCAACTGTGCCGAAGAGTCGATCTCCGAAGCAGCCAAGGCGGAAGGGTGCTCAGGTGAGCGCGTGCGTCTGATCCTGCAGCGGTCCCTCAAGAAAATGCGTGAAGCAATGGGTGGGGAAGACATCTGAATCGCTAGTATTCAGAGTATCCAGGAGGGGTCTTCCGTTGGAAAAGGTTACGGTCGGGATCGTAGGCGGTGGCTTTGTGGGCGCTGCACTTGCCCAAGTCTTCATGCACTACACGGATACCCGCGTATTCGATCTGAACCGAACACGCAGCACCCACAGCTTGAGCGAAGTAGTGCAGCAGGATGTGATCTTCGTCTGCTTGCCCACACCCATGCGCGCAGATGGAAGGGTGGATGACAGCATCGTCGAGGATGCGCTGGCGCAGATCGAAGCGAACACGCATTCGTGGAAGCCGGTCATTCTCAAGAGCACGCTCCCCCCTGAATCACTCGTACATCTCGCCGAGAAGTACCAGGAACTGATCTATTTGGTCTTCTCCCCCGAGTTTCTCACCGAGCGCACCGCTGAGTACGATCTACAACAGAGCACGAGGTTCATCTTCGGAGCGCCGCCGCGCTGTGAGGGCGCAACCCTAGCCCGCGACTTCATCGATCTCCTGTTCCACCAGCGCTTTCCCAAGGTGCAGCGAGAGTGGACAACCTACGCCACGGCGAGCCTCGTCAAATACTTCACGAACGTGTTATTCGCCAGCAAGATCAGCTTGATGAACGAGTTCCATGCCCTAGCGGGCGCATGGGGGCAGAACGGGGAGGAAGTCGTGAGTCTGATGATGCTCGATCCCCGTATCGGTCGCAGCCACTACCTGGTGCCGGGCCACGATGGTCAGCTTGGCTTCGGTGGGCACTGCTTCATCAAGGACCTGCATGCCTACCTCCATGCAGCGCGGGAGGTTGGCGTGGACCCTCTCATGGCGCGGGCCGCGTGGAAGACAAACGTGAAGTACCGGGGAGCCGAGGCACTTGCGCTCGAGCTGACCCGAATGGTAGGCCGAGCAGCAGTCGAGGAGATGACCCCTCAAAGAGTGAAGTCCCTTGACGAGTAGCAAGAAAGAATCATGAAGCTCGACGGGTACGGACTGATCGCGAAGACCGAGCTGCTGGGCACAGGGGATGTGATCGTGCGAGCGTACTACCACGCGGGCGCCCGCAAGCTGCTCTTCACCCTCGAGTACACTACCGCCACAGGAAAGCAGACAACGTACTTGGGCCCCATGGAACGTCGACATCTGAACCCGCTCATCCAGACACTACGAGATGTAAACGAGATGCAGGTCCCGTACTACATCAACGAGTAACCGTGCTGAGAATTCGTGACGATGATATCCTCGTGCCCAGCTCCTCATGGTCCAACCCGTTTGAGCGGTTCAAGGAGATCCACGAATGGATCGTGCCGCATCAGGGACGGGTCGTGCATGTCCCCACGATCCTCGTGGCGGAACTCCAGATGTTCCCGGAGTGCATCGCGTACATCAAGGAGAACGTGGCCAACGGCACGATGGAGCCGCAGATCCACGGTTTCCACCACATCGATTACTCCAGGCTGCGCCTCCCGAAGGATCGCGTACCCGATCGAGGCGCCGTGGACCTCAGGCTCTTCAATCTCGAGGAGCTCAACGTCCACTTCCGGGCTGTGCAACAGCACATCGCGACCTCGAAGGAATGGATCTCGAACCACTTCGGGGCCCCCGATACGTGGTACACGCCCTGGGGTGCGGACAACCCTCTCCTCCGCAAGGTCGCAGAGTCGCTCAAGCTGAAGCTCGTGGGCGTGGACAAGAAGAGCTTCCTCCAGCACGTGGGCGCGGAGCTACGTGATGGAAAGACCACCGTGGACGAGATCAAGGATCGCGAGCTATTTATCCACTGGTGGGACCGAGGGCGTCGTGTGCTACGCATGTGCCTCGCTGTGGAGTACGGCAGTTGGGCCGAGGCGGAGAAAGCGAGACCCGACGCATTCAAGGAATGAGTACGTTCCTCCTGGGACTAGGGCTCATCATGGTCAGCGGTGCGATCGGCTTCCTCGCTGGCGTCTGGGCGACACACAGCTGGGTGGAAAAGATCTCACCCGGCACCAGTCGGCAGCTGCTCGATCTTGACACCCGACAGCGGAGGAACCAGAAGTGAACATCGTAGGCGTCATGTGGGCCAAGAACGAAGCGGACATCATCGCGGAGACGATCACCGATGCCATGCGACACGTGGACAGACTCATGATCGCTGATGATGGCAGCACCGATGGGACGTGGGAAATTGTGAAACTCGCCCAGAAGTTCTGGCCCGACAAGATTGAGCACATCCAGCAGAAGCCAGACAGATACGACAAGGGGCAAAGACAGGCACTGCTCGACGTTGTGCGACAGCGCTACCGCCCTGACGACACCTGGGTCCAGGTGATCGAAGCAGACATATTCCTCTTGGACACCGACGTGCGGGCTGTCTGTCAGGCAGAGACCAAGATTGGCATCTCCTGGCAGACCCTCAACGCAGTACGCGCTCCAGGAACGTGGGCCGCGGTCGATACTTATCCACATTGGACGAGATCAATCCGGGAGGTAATGCCGCTGGTGCACCGCATCGAGGTGATGCTCTACACGTTCCGTCCACTACCACTACTGCAGTACGACCCCGCCACGTGGCGGCCGTGGCCCCAAGGCTTCAGCCACTACGTGAGCACACCTCTGAAGGAGAACGCCAAGGAGGCCGACTCCCCGCTGCTCCTGCACTGTGGGTACCGAGGACCGACGCACTTCTACGAGAAGTACAAGAGCATGGGCGACCGGCACACGAAGTACCCGACCTGGGATCTCACGACACCTGAACAGATCGAGCGTACGGTCGCGTTCTTCAACGGAGACTGGAACACGGGCGCGTTCGAGGCGAGCCGGAAGGGATGGCAAGCATGGCTGAAGAATCGAACGGGATGAGGATCCCGAACGTGGACACACTCGCCGACTACATCGACAGACTAGTGGTCGAGATTTCAAAGCTGGCCTGGTTCGAAAATCGCAAGCGCGAAGTGCAGGGCTGGGAATCTCCCGACCCAACGCTCATCGCGGACCTCGACGACAAGTCGAGAGACTGCTGCGAGCTGAGAAGCCTCCTGAAAAATAGAATCAACGCTCTCTTCCAAGAGATCCTAGCTGGGCAAGAGTATCGGGTGCTCCGAGAGGTCCGCACGTTTCGGCCCCCGAAGCGCACCCTCGCTGACGTAATGGCTGATCGCTGCCACGACATCGGGAACATGTTTCTGCGAGGCGAGATGGCCCAGGCACTGGAGCAGGAACTCCTTGGGGAGTGATGAGAACTGGGAGGCGAGCGACGAACTGCGCCAGTTCATCCGAGGGCTCCTCACTCCTGGCAGCACCATCCTCGAGCTAGGCTCCGGCACGGGCACGGCGAAGCTGGCCGAGAACTACGAGATGATCTCGATCGAGCACGACGAGAGGTTCGTGGGCCGCTACAAGAGCCGCTACATCCATGCCCCGATCCAACCTTTCCGCAAGCCCTGCTCACTCTTCACCGATGACACGGGCTGGTACAACCGAGAAGTGCTGCGACGCGAGCTGCCTGGCCTCAAGTACCAGCTGATCTTGGTCGACGGGCCACCGAATTCGTTCGGGCGAGGCGGCTTCTACAAGTGGAAGGAGCTCTTCAACTTCACCGTTCCGATCATCTTCGACGACGTACATCGCCGACGAGAGACGACACTGATCCAGCGCGTATCCGCACACCTGAAACGACCCTACACCGTGCACTCGGCGTGGACGCCGAAGCACTTTGGAGTAATCCTGCCATGATGATGGAATTTCTCAAGCAACTTCGATCGAGGGAGGGTGACACCCAGTACAAGAAGGAACGTTGGATCACGTTGAAAGAGGCTCAGGTCATCTACGACCTGATCGCAACCAACGACATCGACTCCTACTACGAGTGTGGAACGGCCAACGGGTTCAGCACATGCTGGGCCATACTCGCCCTCCAGTCCAAGGTCTGTTGCCACGGGGTCCACACCTGGGACCTGCATGACCGTCCGAAGGTCTGGGAGATGCCGCCGCTCACCAATATTCGGCACAGCGTCAACTTCCACCACGAGAAGTACAACGACTCGTTGGCGCGCTGGGTCGAGACCGATCGAGGACGCAATGCGCTCTTCTTCATCGACGGCGACCATCGTATGAGATCGGCGCGGAACGACATCAAGAACACACTGCTCGTGGCCAAGCCTGGTGACATGATCCTCTTGCACGACATCACGGCGTACGAGTGGCTCAACGGTCGCTTCAGGGAGTTCGAGAAGACGCACAAGACCCAGTTCTGCGACACCGAGCGGGGGATGGGAGTGGTGTGGGTCGAATAAGGAAGCGATCCGGGCCGGGTCGACCCCCGGCGAAGGATGCGCTCGGTCGGTTCGTGTTCGCCCTCCGGGAGCTAAACTCCAAGATCTCGAAGATCAAGCTTCGCGGGCGAAAGAATTACTACCGCTACTCCGATGTCCAAGGTGTCTTCGGTCGACAGGAGGGGCGCTGCTACTACTGCGGCATGGTCCTCCAGCCCACCGGCTATACGCTCAACAGCGTGCGCTTCGTGCACCGTATCCGAATCCAGACCGGGGGACAAGTCCACGAGAGCAACCTGATCGCGGTGTGTGAACGCCATGCGAAGGAACGTGATCACCCGGCACCCCAACCGCAGGTACGAGTGATCGACTTCAACACCTTCGGTGACCTGGTCGTTCAGCTGGTGTGGTCCACCCTATCAGAGGACGAGCTGCGCATCACCTACTTCAAGCGCTCGATCGACGTGGCACTCGCGCAGTTCGTGCAGGAAATGTACGCGATACCGATTGGACTCGAGGAGTCGATGCCCCCGCCGGTCGAGTACGCAGCCAATGTGTCTGAGCACGTTCTGGATATCATCCACAAGTTGAGCGAAGTGTTCGAAGAGATTGCCTACACACGGGAGTATCGACCGGCCCACCGAATTGTAAAGAGTAGGCTCTCCCAGGAGGAAACTGTCTGAAGATTTTGGTTACCGGCGCCGGTGGACTCATCGGCTCCTGGACTGCAGAGTACTACAAGAAGCGAGGTGACATCGTCGTGGGTGTCGACAACTTCGAGCGGTCAGAGCTGCTTGGCCATCACGCCAGCGAGCATCGCATCTACTACAACGCGATTCGGTTGAAGGAGCTCGGCATTCCCGTGGAGGAGTTCGACATCAGCCAGCCCTCCACGCTGGAGCGACTCGCGGGGCGGCACGGGCACTTCGATTTCATTTTTCATCTCGCTGCGCAGTGCGGCGTCCCTCCCTCCATCAAGCGACCGCGGCGCGACTTTGAAGTCAACGCGTGCGGCACGCTGAATGTGCTCGAGTACGCCCGAGAGCGGGGCGGCGAGTGCGGCGTCGTGTACGCGAGCACCAACAAGGTGTACCCGATCCACGCTGGGTGGGAGCGAGAGGACGGGCGCTGGCGCTGGACCGACAAGAAGCTCCACAAGTTCGGCTGGCCCGTCGAGGGCATGAACTCCGACCTCTGCCGTGGTACGCGTACCCCCTACGGGACCAGCAAGTACACGGGAGATCTCTACTGCCAGGAGTACGCGCAGCTCTACAACCTCCGCGTCGGTGTGTTCCGAATGAGTTGCATCGTAGGCGAGCATCAACTCTCCTACCAAGAACAGGGCTGGGTGACGTGGTTCGCCCTAGCCAATTCCCAGTCCCGAGAAGATGTGCGCGTGTTCGGGGACGGACAGCAGGTGCGCGATGTGCTTCATGTATCCGATGTGGTCAGCGCTTACGACGCCTTCGTGAGATCCCCGCATCGTCATGGTGTATGGAACCTGGGGGGAGGGCCCAATCAGGCTACCAGCGTCAATGAGTGTCTACTCGCGCTGCAGGAAGCGGCGGGAAAGAAGTTCAAGGAAGTCTCCTACGAAGACTGGCGCGAGAGTGATCAGCGCTGTTACACGAGTGACATCCGACCCGTCATGCGCGACTTGAAGTGGCGCGCGAGCGTGAAGCTTGATGAAATCTACGATCGTCTTGTGACCTGGATCGACGCTAAAGGTCACCTGTTGGCGTGACGATAAGCGGAGTGTGACTGCACTCATCACGTTTGACAACACCCGTGCCAAGCTGACCGGCGTCACGCCGGAGCAGGAGAGGGCGGTGCGAGCGGCGACGACCGTCTACGCACCGGGCTACCGTTTTGCGCCCCTCTACAAGAAGCGCGACTCCCAGGGCAATCGTGTCTGGGATGGCAAGGTTCGCGCCCTCAACCGGGACCTGTACTTCGACGCGGGATTCGTGCCCTTCGTGGCGAGCCTGCTGGGTGAGGTGCAGTTCGACGATCGCCGCTTCCTGAAGCAGCTGCGAGCGAAGACGAATATTGACCACGGGCTGAGGGACTACCAGTTCGAGGCCCTGACGAAGGCCCTGAGCCACACCTACATGGGCATGTGGTGGCCCCGGGGCGTGATCCAGATCCCTACGGGGGGTGGCAAGACCAAGCTTGCCGCTGCCATGATCCGTGTAGCCCATGGTGCGCGCACGATCTTCATCGTCCCGTCCGCCGACCTGGTGGACCAGACTCGAGATGAGTTTGGTGAGAACGGGATCGAAACCGGCACCGTGCAGGAGAGCGAGATCATCGGTGCCCAGGACGTGGTCGTGACCACGGTCCAGTCCCTGATGTGGTGGGCCATGGGCGAGGCCGCTGCCCCGAAGGAAGACGAGACCCCCGAAGAGTTTCAGGAGCGGGCGATGTTCCGAGCAGCGGAGCTCGCCGAACGACGCGCTCGAGGGGAGGAGATCCGCCGCTACCTCTCAAGCGTCGAGCAGGTGTTCATCGATGAAGCGCACTCTGCGGCGGCGAACGATCAAAACAAGGGCAACCTGTTTGTCCAAGCACTGCGCCTGATGAACTGCGCGTACATGCGCTGGGGCCTCAGTGCAACGCCGTTCATGCGTGAGGAGTATCACAACTGGCTGCTCGAGGGAGTGGCCGGTCAGCTGCTCTACAAGATCTCGACCAAGCAGCTGGTCGACGCAGGGATCCTTGCTCGACCGACGATCACGATGGTGCGCTGCAAGCCGCTCGGCATCATGCAGACCTGGGCAACGGCGACTGAGCTCGGCATCGTGATGAACATCGCCCGCAATGAGAGGATCGTCGACATCCTCCAACAGGCCCAGGGGCAGGCCGCAGTGCTCATCCAAGATGTCGCACACGGGAAGATCCTGCGCGACATCTGTGTCGCACGTGGCATGCGCGTTGAGTACCTCTATGGTCCGATCGGGAAGTCCAAGCGAAAGCAGGTCTGGGAGGACTTCACCTCCGGTCGCATCGATGCGGTGATCGCGTCCCGCATCGGGGACCAGGGTCTCAACATCCCCGCGATCAAAACGCTAGTAATAGCAGGCGGGGGAAAGAGCAAGGTCAAGACGATCCAACGTCTCGGCCGTGCCCTTCGTCGTACCAGCACCAAAACGGAAGTCTCCGTGTGGGACTTCATCGATGTTGCCACCCCCCACCTCCTGCGCCACTCAAAGGCAAGAAGGAAGACGTACCTCGACGAAGGGCACGACGTGACAGAATGTGAGTTGTGATTGCCCTTTCGCGAGAAGATTTTCATCAAGGCCCTCACCGAACGGCCTGAGACAGCCCGTCTGATGATGCGCGTCTTCGAGCCTGGCTGGCTCACGGACGCCCCCCTCCAGCCCGTCCTCGCTGCGATCTACGAGTTCATCAAGAAGACCGGCATCCCCCCAAGCGTGGACACGCTGCGCGAGATCTTCAAGAAAGAGAACGAGACCTTCTACACCAACCGGATGAAGCTCGTGCTCGACGAAGTTGACGCTGCGACCTCAGCCCCCTCTGACGTTCTCTACGAAGTGGAACAGGCACGCTCCCTCGCAGTGACACGCTCGTTCAGCCAGCTCGTCTACAGCGAAAGAATCCGGTCCCTGGTGGATGAGGGCGAGGCGGTCGAGCTGATGGAGGAGCTGAACAAGTGGCGGCGCGGATTCGAGGGGGATAGCGACGCCGTCGAGATGAACATCCGAGAGGCGATCGACTACCTGATCCAGGCAAGGGCCTTCGAATCGCACGAGAACATCTGGATCAAGACCGGCCTCCCATTCCTGGACGAGTGGTGTGGCGGAGGACTGCAGAAAGCCGAGACGGGGATCATCCTGGCGCCAACCGGACAGGGGAAGAGCGTCGTGCTCACCGTCATCGCGCACAACATCGCGAAGCAGCTCGAGCGAAATGTCCTGATGATCACCAACGAGCTCACCATGCGACAGGAGGCCGAGCGCTTTCTCTCCCGCATCACGGGCCATGCCCTCCACGAAGTACGCCAGGACCCACTGCACGCCTACCACGGACTCGAGCGCCACTGGGCGTCAGGGATGCACAAGCATCTCCGCCTGGTCGAGAAGCTCCAGGAGTTCGACACCGACTACATCGAAGGTCTCATCGCGAAGTACGTGAACCTCTATGGATGGAAGCCGGACGTAGTAGTAATCGACTACATGGAGCGCATGCGACCAACCGTCAGCGGGGTCCGGCGTGATCAATCGTGGAACTGGCTGAAGTACATCGCACAGGACATCGTGCGTATGTCCAAGCGTGGCGGCTATCTGGTGTGGACGGCTGCGCAAGTCAATCGCTCTGGCTACGACGGCAAAGCGGAGATGTCGCTAGCGCACGCACAAGGGTCAATGATGCACCTACAGGAAGTAGATTTCATCGCCATCATGCGAAAGGTGCGACAGACAGACCCAAGCTCGAAGATGGATTTGTTACAATTTGCATGTCGCAAGGCGAGGTCAGCCAAGTCGGATGAGCACACGGTCTACGTCGAGGCCGACCTGTCGCGTATGTACATCACCGAGAACGTGAGAACCGAGATCATGCCGGGTGAGATAGCGACAACCAAAAACGGCTTCCCCCTAAAGGACAGCAATGCGAGCCCAACCGTACTTCACGGTGAAGAAGAAGAGCCGGAACAAGCCTAAGTTTGAAGAGGAGCTTCGCGAACTCGCCTGTGACAAGCGGGTGGCGCTGGACGGGAACGCCAAGTGGACCGTAAAGGTGGAGTGCGGGCAGTGGGCGGACTTCAAGCGCGAGTCTGTACCCCTCCACCACATGCACAGGAAGCTCCGTGAAGTCTCGATCAAGCTCGTGCTCGAGAAGCTCGAAGCTGCGATTGGAGAACCATTCACGGTATTGAGCTGCACTCTTGGACACGGCCTAGCGGTGCTCTTCCAGGAGGCCGACGTGTTCTGCGTGTTGGTGAAGGACGGAGTCACCCTCTACTCGAGCGATGCCGAGATCCTTGATCACCTGGTAAGAGAGAAGGTGATTCCCCAAGTATCCCAGGCGAAGAGCGTGAACCTCCTCAACGCCGGTGGCGGCCGAGGGATCCAGATTCAGTTCGCTGGCTGCATCGATCGGCCGTTGAATGACCTCAACTACGCTCCGGAGGTGGCGAGCCAGATCCGCGACGTCCTCAGCTGGGTCGCAAGCTCGGACCCCTTCGGCCGCATTGTGATCTTCGCTGGGCCTCCTGGTACGGGGAAGAGCTTTGCCGTGAGAGCCCTCGTCACCGAGACCGAGAACGTCGAGTGGGTGATCGTGCCCTCTCATCTCGTCTCGAGGTTGGCTGGCCCCGACATGGTGCAGGTCCTGCTGGAGGAACGCGGAGCCGCGGAGGGCCCACTCGGCCTGATCGTCGAGGACGCCGACTCGCTCCTGCGAGAGAGACTCGCCGGCAACGATGAGAACGTGGTGAGCCAGCTCCTCAACCTGGGGGAAGGTCTCACGGGGGACCTCGCCAACATCCGGATCATCCTTACCACCAACGTGGCGAGGTTGCAGATCGACAAGGCACTCCTGCGGAAGGGGCGCCTCTACAAGTTCGTGCAGTTCAACGCGCTGGCGCCAGAGAGAGCAGCAGCTCTCTTCAAGACCCTGACGGGGCGGGATCACGAGTTCCGAGACCCGATCGCCCTCTCTGACGTGTACGGGCTGGCGAACGAGCATGACACCAACGTCAAGGAACCAAGCACTGATGGATTTGGACAATACGCCTAAACCTCCTCCGTCGCTGCCACCGTGTAGGCACAACTGGGCCGAGTCGTACCGGGAGGCGGGCTTCCAAGTGGTCGAGCGCTGCCGCTGGTGCACGGTGGTGCAGCGTCGAACAGAGTTGCCATACGTGCCCGATTGGGCTGTCCCAATGTCAAGGGTAAGATAGATAAAACCAGAGTTCGAAGGGTACGCGCTGAAGCTCGGCGGCGGACCAAAACGCAGGGAGAGACAACCGGCGGTCAACAGGGTGTCAAGTGCCTGGCGGGATGAGCTCCGATTCTCCAGTCGATAAGAAAATGAAGAAACCTGAAATAGTAATGACGACGTTGATAGAAGTAAGAGCAGAGAAGAACACAGAAGTGAACACAACAGACAAGAATGACGTTTCATGTACAGAGAAGCTGGTATGACAAAGATCATGAGGAAGGACCTGGGAGGAGAGGGAGCACTGAGGGGAGAACCGCTTCTGTGTTCTTCTCTGCTCTTACTTCTCTCCACTTCTTCCTTACTCTTTCAGGTTTCTTCCGAAACCTTGAGATATCTAAGAGTTAACCTAAGGAGATGAAGTCCGGGGAAGTTCAGCTGCCCTGCCCGAGGTGCTCTCATCCCCAGTTCTACTTCAACCTTAGGAAGGGAGTCGGTTACTGTCACAGAGCCAAGTGCGGGTGGTCTCCCAATCGAGTCCAGGTCGAGCAGCTCCTGAAGGAAAAGGGCCTCCGACTCCAGCTGGACCCAGCCCCTACGCCTCAGGTCGAGAAACGAACAGAGGGGCCGCTAGCCTTCCCTCCTGACGTGGTGCCTCTACTGGGATCGGATCTCGTCGCCCACTGCGAAGTGTGTGAGGAGACGGTCCAGCGACTGGAGCGTGATCGTCGCGTTCCCAGAAAGCGTCAGCAGCACTTTGGGTTCCGGGGCTCCGAGAACCGGATCTACGTGCCGGTGACCGAGAACGGGCAACTAGTGAACTACGTGGGCCGTGTGAAGTGGTGGATCGACTCCGATGCCCCTCGCTATCAGTACGCACCGGGGGTGACGACGAGTAGCTACCTCTTTACCTGGGATGTCTTCCGAACGCGTGAACAGATGGCCCTGGTAGAAAACACCTTCAACGCCCTCTGGCTCCGCCAGTACAACGTGACCACGAACTTCGGTTCCCACCTCAGCGACGTACAGATCGAGAAGATCGCTGAGTCCAGAATACGACACGTGTTGATTCTCTGGGACTCAGGCGCCGAGATGAAGGCGGAGAAGGCTGTGAAGGCGCTCCGTCTCCATGGGGTGCGATCGGCATACGTTAGGCTCGAAGGCCAGCCGGATGGCCACCGAGAAGAGTGTCTCGCTTCGATCATCCAGGGTGGCTTTGAAGCCCTCCCGGGAGATGGAGCGAACCTCGAGTATGTCAGGAAGTGCGCCTGCGTTCGGTGAGCGACATCAGTCCTGCGATCCCCGTCTCAGGGGCAACCCACTGTGTGGCCTCGGTCAGCTCGAGGGCAGCTACCGTCCTCTCCGCATCCAGATCCCAGGAGCGTCTGCCGAGGAGGTGGTCGCTGGGAGGATCAAGCAGGACGGCTTTGAGCCTCGCTTCGGGATCTTCATCATCGGTGAAGCGCCTGGGCGTCAAGAGGACCTCGCAGGAATCCCGTTTGTGGGTGATTCAGGTCAGCTGCTGCGGGACATCCTGGAGAAATCCGGCATACCCTTACTCGAGACCTTCGTCACGAATATTGTGCGCTGTAAACCCCCCAAAAACAGGGATCCAGGGGCAAACGAGATCAAGGCGTGCCTGACGCACCTGTACTTTGAGTTCAGAAAGTTCAGCCCTCGGGTCGTGATCTGCTGTGGGCGCATTGCGCTCAAGGCGTTCGGTCTCGATCGGGAGGGGGGCATCACTCATGTCCGTGGCAAGGTGTACGAGCGCAAGCTCCCCATGTGGGAGGACGGACCGACCTTCAAGGTTATCCCGACCTTCCACCCGGCCTACATCGCGTACAAGGGAGGCGACCCGAAGCTCAAGGCCCGGGTCACTCAGGACTTCATCCTGGCGCGTCAGGTGTACGAGGGGACCGCGACCTCCGAGCCGGTCTACCAGATCCAGTACAAGCTCTGTGAGACGGTGCAAGACGTCTCGGCAGCTGCGGGCGAGATCTTAGCCGCCGGTCAAGTCGCGGTTGACACGGAGTCCCCCGATGTCCAGTTCCGCAGCGTCCCGATGATCACGACGCAGCTCTCGACTGGGAAGAATCAGAACTGGGTGATCCCGTTCTGGCGCCACGACCCTGACGTCAAGTATGGCCAGTGGAAGCTGCGGGCGCAGTGGGGCGAGGCGGAGCGGGGTGAAGTGTCCACGATTCTCCGTGAACTGTTCACCCACCCCGACCTCACTGTCTTCGCCCACAACGCCAAGTACGACCTCAACGTGCTCCGTGCCTGGTGTGGGGTCGAGATCGCGGGTCCCGTCCACGACAGCTGCTGCCTGCACCACCTCTTGCACGAGCTTCCACCCCACGGCCTCGACTACCTGGCGGACATCGAGTTTCAGTATGGCGACTGGGAGGCCCGGGTCCGCAACATCGTCGGCCACGGTCGGAAGCGGAAGAGCTACGACAACATCCCTGACGATGTGCTCCATCCGTATGGCGCCACCGATGCCGAAGCCTGCTTCCGTCTGGGCCAGCTCTACCTCAGCCAGGTCCACGAGAAGCCGCACCTCCGTCGCCTGTACGAGTCCGAGACCTACGCCGCCACCGAGATCTTCCAGGAGAGCGAGTGGAGCGGCGTGCGGATCTCGAAGCCCGATCTCGACAAGCTCGCCACCTACTACACCCGGGAGCTCGAGCGCCTGATCGCAGAGTGCCGGGAGATCGTGGGCGATGCGGAGTTCAATCCTGGCAGCCACGACCAGCTGAAGGACTTCCTGATCAAGGTCGGCTTCGCCCAGAAGATCGCCGCCCCCGCATCGACCAAGGGCTACTCCACCGCCGCTGACGTGATCGCGAAGATCGATCACTCGCTCTGTCCGCTGATCCTCAAGTACCGCACCTACCAGAAGATGAAGAGCACGTACGTCGAGAACCTGATGAAGGACATCCAGCTCGACGGGCGGGTGCGCTACAGCATGCGGATCCACGGCACGACGAGTGGTCGACAGGCGTGCACGATCTATCACCAGATTCCCAGGACGGATGAGGACCTGGAGGAGGAGGCCGGAGCTGACCTCCGGGACTTGTTCATCGAGGAGGACGGGTACTCGATCATCTACGGCGACTTCAAGCAGGTGGAATTCTTCCTGTTGGCCTACGAGAGCCAGGAGAAGGCGCTGATCGCTGCGCTCGAGGGCGGTCAGAACATGCACAAGATCTCGGCCGCCGCGGTGCTGAACATCCCGGTTGAGGAATGCGACGACTTCAACCGCAGCTCAGTAGGGAAGCCCTTCAACTTCGGGGTCGCGTACGGGTCGATGGGTGGACAGATCGCCCAGTGCAAGTTCAAGAATCCGAGGACCGGGCTGATCGAGCTGGTGGGGCAGGAGCGGGCGAAGCTCTTTGTGGAGAACTTCCACAAGCGCTTCCCGAGGATCCGCCAGTTCCAGGCTGAGCTCCTGGACACGGCGCTCGTGAACGGGTGCATCGTGCGGAGCCGGTTCGGGCGGGAACGACGCCTCCCCGAGCTCATCAGCAGCGACCCCATCAAGCGGAGCCATGCCGAGCGGGAAGCGATCAACTTCAAGATCCAGTCTCCGGCGGCCTCACTCACTACCAGGACCATGATCGAGATTCGTAAGTGGCTGAAACATTACGATGTTGGGTATGACAAGGTGCGACTTCTGTTCCCAGTGCACGACGCTCTTCTCTATGGCGTCAGGGACGATTTAGTAGAATGGTTTAGGGAGTGCTTCCATAGGTGCGCTCAACGCACCATCCCTGAGTACAACAAAAACTTCCTGATGGACGTTGGTGTCGGCCGCTCGTGGGCGGAAGCGGAGAAAAACTCAAAAAAAAAATGAAGAACTCAAGGAAGAAGTGAAACTGTTCCCCACGTGGGAGGAGTGGAAGGTTGCGACGAAGGCTGGCTTCCAGTCGAACGGCGCCACGATCGCTCCCGATAGCATCTACCTGGTCAGGATCGCAAACGGCGACAACAGGTACCCCCCACTACCAGCCGATCTCCATGACTATCGCTACTGGGTCGGTGGCGACGAGGAAGATCGTAGACTCGCCGACCACGAGTTCTTCGAGTTCATGCTGGACATCATCGAAGAGCGTATGTGGTGGGTGCTTCATCCGTTCGCGAGGCGGCGTGCCCTCAAGTACTACGAGGCCGTTCGTCTCTTGGGCTACAGGTACTTCAACTACAAAGGAGAGAAAGAGTGATCGAGGAAATGAACATCGAGCAGACGGTCGAGCTGAGTAGTGGTACGGAGGCTGTGGAGATGATCAATCTTCCGCCGTACTTCTTCCATGTTGATCCAACTGCTCTCGACGCCGATCTATGCGCGATCGGCAAGCTGATGCTTTATTACGCGGACATCGAGACCCGCCTCGGGGCTGAGGTCGCGAGCCGTGAGGCCAGGCTCAAGGAGATTGAAGGCGAACTTGATCTGTCCATTCGCGCCAATGGTGCAGTTACAGGTGATCGTCTGACGGAGAACAGGATCTCCTCCATGATCATCACCCACCCTGACCGCAAGGCAGCTCACTCCGTTTTGGTGAGTTCAGGGAGAAACCATAATCTGATGAAGTGGGCGATGCGGATCCTGCAAGGCAAGAGAGACATCCTGATCGCCCTGACCTACCGTGAAAAAGAGCTGATCAAGTCAGAACGATTCACTTAAGAGGAAAACAGTTGATCAACGGATACAAGCGGGACCCTGATGCCATTCAGCGCGACGCGAACCAGAAGAACACGAAGTTCCATTCGTTCCAGTCGGGGCGCACGGTGATCCGGGTTCTGCCCCCGTGGTCGGAGCGGGGGGTGTGGTTCAAGCCGATCCTTGAGTACGTGATCAAGATGGGGGACGAGTTCAAGTTCATGATCTCTCCCAAGGACTCCGGTGGACGGGATCCACTACTCGAGTTCGCAGAGCAGCTTATCTCTAGTGGGGATGAGAAGCTCGTTCAGCGCGGCAAGGATATTCGGCCTCGCCGCAGGTACCTGGTGAATGCCCTCGTGATCGCCGATGGAAAGGGCGTGACGATGAGGGACGGGCCGAAGGTCGTCAATCTCCCGGTGAGGGTGAAGGATGATCTGATCAACCTGGATACGGATGTTCAAAGCGGATATGGTGACATCACCAACCTCGAGCGCGGGTTCAACGTCAGCGTCGAGCGTCAAGGGGATGGTCTCAATACTCGCTACTCGGTCCGGGCGCACCGAGAGCCCTCGAGCATCCTGACCACTGCACGGGAGCAGGGCTACGATCCGGATGCGTGGTCCTTGCACGACCTGGATGCGCTGACCAAGCCGACCTCGGAGCATGAGCTCTCGGATGTGGTTCAGCGTCTGAAGGCGATCCAGCTGCATCTCGAGGCCCAGCCTGTGGAGACCCGAGCGTTCGAGTCGCCCCGTGAGCCGACTGTGAGCTTAGCGCGGCCACCGGAGGTCGGACCTCCAACGGGTCTCGACGATCTGGTGGGTCCTCCACCGGGGTTCGAGAAGCCGTAGTGCGGAAGGTTCTGTTCAGCGAGCAACAGCGTCAGCGCATGAAGCGGATGTACGAGGTTGAAGGCGCCGCGCTCGCAACGATCGCGATGAACTTTGGCGTGAGCACCCCGCTTATCTCCTCCCATCTACGAGAGCTGGGCGTCGCGATCAAGGGTCGGGGGAGGCCCAAGAAGAAAAGTATGGTGAAGACGCTGGACTGTGACCCAGTGCCCACCCCCGAGCCCAAAGTCGAAGTGGTTCAGATCTTCGACTTCTAAGAACGGCGTAGAGAGCCCCAACCTCCTTCTGCATGTGTGTCGTCTCCTGGGGCTCTCTACGTCACCTCTGGAGGTATTCGTGTCTTCATGGCGGGAGCAGTTTCGCGACGTCATGTCAGCTGGGAAGAAGCCCACGGCTGACTTCACGATGTACTCTGCCACCGATCTCACGGTGGGTAGTTACATCCCGTACGGTGTACCGTGTGGGATCCCTCAGCTCGATCTGGCGCTCGGTCGACCAGGCTGGCCGGCTGGTCGCATGGGTGAGATCTCTGGCTTCGAACACACGGGCAAGACAAGTCTTGTACTCGCCGCAGCCGGAGCCATGCAGCGCGCCGGTGGTCACGTAGTTTGGGTCGACGCGGAGCGTGCCTTTTCTCCGGAATGGGCCGCGGTGAACGGTGCCGACCCGAATGCCATCGACTTGGCAGAGGCAGATACGATCGAAGGTATCTTCGCCTGTATCGAGAAGACCCTTGAGTCGTACGCGAAACTCGACGAGGGGCGGCCACCTCTCCTGATCGGAGTCGACTCGGTCACGTCTGTGCCTTCCACGGAGATGTTCGAAAAAGCGTTTGGGGAGGTACAGCGTATCGGCACCGATGCGAGGGCGATCCGCGTGGGCATGCGGAAGATCAACTCCAAGATCGCTGCGAGCAAGGCCGTGGTCTTGTTCATCAACCACTCCGTCGCGAATCCGGCCTCTCCCTTCAACCCTTCCGTATCGGCTGGTGGCCACGCCCTCAAGTTCAACGCTGCACTCCGCATCCAGCTCGCGCGCCACAAGAACGTCCAGGAAGAGCAGGACGACGTGAAGGTGTATAGGGGGATGGAGGTGGGCATCACTGTCGAGAAAAATCGTATTGGGAAGACCAGCACGAGGAAGTTTTCTTGCTTCCTGCTCGAGAACGGCTTTGATCTTCACGAGAACCTGTTCGACGCGTTCCAGCGCATCGACGTCCTCGAGAAGGTCAACAACCGCACGTACCTGTTCAAGCCCACCGGCACGAAGCTGAGCCGTGGGGAGTGGAAAACGTTCCTGGACGAGCAGTCGAAGGGTGTGCACGAGTCATACCGCTGGTTCCTTCAGCGCGCAGCAGAGCTTGGGGAGATCGTAAACTATGGCGGGGAAGTTCATCGTTCTCAGTGACATTCACCTGAACCTCTGGGGGTACGGTGATCCTGAGGAGCGACTCGACGATCAGATCTACGCGATCGAGGTCGTGATGGGGCGAGCGGTGGAAGAGGACGTCGATGCGGTCCTCTGGACAGGCGACATCTTCCACACCCAAGGCCAGGTCCACACCCAGGTGTTGCGGGCTCTCTACGGGGTCCTCTCGCCGTTCCGGAGCGATCTAAAGGACAAGACAGTTTTCTTGCCCGGCAACCATGACATGGTCTACCGGGACCACTCCAGCGTTCATGCCCTGGACTTCCTGAGTCTGTTTGGCCAGCTACCCATGATGCAGAGCAGCATATGGGGGGGGCCGATCAACATCCCAAACATGCCGCAGATCTGGGCCTTCCCCTACACCGACCTTCATGACCAGCTGGCTCGATGGCTCGATCTCTTCCAGAACCGGGACCACGACCTGCTGCTCCTTCATCAGGGTGTCCGCAACGTCGAGTTCAAGTCCAGGGGCTTCGTTCTCGACGAGGGCCTCTCCGCAAGCATGATCCCTCCGGGCGTGTTCCACGCCTTCGTTGGTCATTGTCACTCGATGCGCAGGGTCTCCTCCAACATGACCGTGCCTGGCGCGCTCCAGCAGCACAACTTCGGGGACGTGGGGGACCCAAGAGGATTTCTGCTTGTGGAGTACAACGAGAGCGGTCTCACCTTCCAGCATATCCCGGTGGGTAACACTCGCTTCATCGACATCCCATACACCGACGATCTTCCCTCGCTGGTTGACCAGATCAACGGTGAACGCGTTGACCTACCAAACGAGTTCATCCGCATCAGCAACGTGCCGGTGTCGAAGGTGGACGAGGTTCGCGCCTGGACGAAGGACGTGGGGGGGAACGATCTCAAGATCACCACACGGGATGACGTGCATGTCCCACTGCGTGTGCAGCAGCACGAGATCGGCGACATCGAGTCCTTGCTCACCCGCTTTGCAAAGGAGAACGACCTGGGGCAGGACCTCCTCAAGGTGGGCTACGAGATCCTGAAGGGAGCTGAGGGTGGAGTTTCTTGAGATAAAGATCGAGAACTTTCTCTCGATCGCGAACGAAACGCTGCGCCTCGACAATCGCGGAGTGCTTCTGATCAGTGGGGAGAACGGTGCGGGGAAGAGCAGCCTCACGTCGAAGGCCATCGCCTGGGCCCTGTTCGGTCAGACCCTGAAGGGGGTGAAGGGTGACTCGGTTGTGAACGTGACCGACCCCTCTGGACCGTGTGGGGTCGAGGTCACCTTCCGCGTTGGGGGCAAAGTGCACACTGCACATCGCCGCCGCAACCCCGCCTCCCTCGAGCTGGACGGCCAACGCTTCCGCGTCCCCTCCGAGACCCAGCGTGCGATCGAGCAGCTTGTGGGCCGAGATCTCGACGCGTTCATGGCCACGGACTACTTTGGCCAGGACCGAGCGACGGACTTTCTTGCGATGACGCCTACCTCCCAGATGGAGACGATGGAAGGAATCCTACGCCTCTCACGTCTGGACGAGCTCGTTGTGGAAGCGAAGGAGAGGGCGGCGCTTGAACGAGCGGGCCTCGAGCTGGACCAGAACACGTTGCGCTCGAGACAGGGGCAGACCGAGGAGCTGGTGCGGCAGATGACTGCAGCGACCAGCCGATATGATCAGCTGCAGGCTAGTTTGGATTTTCGAGAGGCGCACCGTCGTCAGCTGGACCTGAGGGAGAAGGAGCTGCGCAGATCAATTCTCAAGGGCCCAGTGGACGAGGCGCTCGTCGACCTTCGCCGGATCGAGCTTCAGCTCGACGAGGTCACCGAGCAGCTGAGGAAGCACGATGTATCAAGCGAGCACTACAAGGCCCTGTCCATCCAACTGCGAATTGAAGTCAGCAGCTACCGCAGCCAACTGAAGGACATCCAGGACGCGATCTGCCCAACCTGTGGGGGAACGATCCAGAAGGAGCTGACGGACCGGTTGCGCGAGGAGCAGAAAGTCCTCCAGTTAACCTACGATAATCTGCTTGGTCGGCAGGCGGGGGTCAGCGAATGGCTTGGCACGTGTCAGGAAACCCACGTCGCGTTACGCAATCAGAAGATGGCCTACGAGCGTAAGCTCAGCGACAGCAACCAGAACTTCGAGAAGTTTGAGCAGAGCCTAGCGGAACTCAATGAGCTTCGCGCGACCCAACGCGCTCATGATGAGCGTGAGAAGGCTATCATGCTCGAGTTGGTGGGGATGGTCGACACGATGACCAAGCAGCGTACGGATCTGGAGACGATGATGGCGGTGAACGAAGCGGCTTCCAAGCGTGGGCTGCATCGCCTCTCGATGATCAACTACTGGATGGACATCTTCGGCAAGACCTTTCGGAACATGATCCTCGAGCAGGCTCTACCCTTCCTGCAGGAGAGGACGGAGTACCACCTGCGCCTCCTGAACAACTCTGCACTCAGGGTGAGCTTTTCTACGCAGAAGACGTTGAAGAGTGGAGAGGAGCGTCAGCAGTTCACAGTCACGGCCTTCCGTGACCAGGGTGGTCAGTCCGAGATGGCGCTCTCCGGCGGAGAAAGGCAGATCGTGTCCTTTGCTGTGGGCTTGGCGCTGTCAGAACTCGCAGATTCCCAAACTGGCTCCGCATCGAACCTCATGATCCTAGATGAGCCCTTCACCATGCTGGACGAAGGGAACTGTGAGGAGGTCGTGCAGTACGTGACGACCGAGCTCGTAAAAAGAAAGGCTACTATCCTTCTGATCTCGAACGATGACCGCATGAAGGCACTGATTCCAGGGGGACTTCATGTGAAGCGTGGAGACGATGGCAAGTCCCGAGTTGATGGCACCTAGCATGAATCCTCATGATGAAGAGCTTCGGCGCCTGTACCTCAGGCACGCGATCCTGCTCGAGTCGGGGGCGGATCTCGAAGGCCGAAACCTGTTCATGGTTGGCGACGTCACGTCTCCCAACGCGGAGAACATGATCAGCAGCCTGCACCTGATGAACACACGGGATGCCTCACCAATCAAGCTCTGGATCAACTCATTCGGCGGCGAAGACGACATGCTGTTTTACATGTACGACGCCATCACGGCGAGCTCCGCTCCGGTCTACACAATTGGAACGGGGATGATCTGCTCTGCAGCGGCCCTCCTCCTGGTGTGTGGCGACCGGCGGTACGCAACCCCGAACTCCTGGTACATGACCCACAAGGGCAGGTTCCAGATAGAGGGTGACGAGGACGAGGTGCGTGCAGCAACGGACCTCTCCTCGGCCGTGTCGGATCGGTACTGGAAGCTCATCGGTCGACACACGACTCGCTCACCGAAGTGGTGGTTCAGTCGAAGCAAGGGGCGGGGAGAGCTGTGGATGGATGTGGACGACATGCTGAAGAACGGCGTGATCGATGATGTGCTCAAGCCTACGCGTCGCGAGCTTGCACCGCTGAACCGTAGTCGGGTCCAGAAGAACGAGGAAGAAGACGAGTAGAGATGCGACCCTTCGGACTCGGCGACCTGGAAGCAGCGTTGCTCTGGCAGGCGATCTGGTTCTTCTCTGGTGTCGTGGTGGGTGTGGGCCTAGCGGTGCTGATCCTGTGACACCAAGCTCGGCGAAGAGCAAAGGCCGAGCACTTCAGAAGTACGTCGCTGCGCGGATCCAAGAGGTGTTTGGTTTACCTAAGACTGATGTTGTGTCTAGGTCTATGGGCTCTGGCGGAGTGGACATTATGTTGAGTGACAGAGCCCTGCAGCTGTTTCCTGTCGCTGTCGAGTCCAAGAATACGCGGACTTGTCCGGGGCTATCCGCGCTGGAGCAGAGTGCAGCTAATGCTGGTAATTACCTACCAGTCGTCTGTTGGAAGCCACCGGGGAAGGGAATGGAGAAGACAATGGTGTACATGGACCTAGATCACTTTCTGTATTTCGTGCGCGATTGGCGGCGCGTTTAAGCCTGTACAGAGGAGGAAGAATGAAGTTTGTGATCTACCTCGGCGGGTATGAAGTTCTCATTGCCACTCCAGAGTCGGAGAGGAAAATGGTTCAGAAGATCTTCGGTGAGCAAGGATCGCTTCGTTCCATATCCAATGGCAACTGGACCCTGCAGTACAGGAGGATCGAGTTCGACGCGGACTACTTGGTCGGTGGCATCTACGGCCCGCGCGCGTGCGGAAGACCTGGGTTGCACATGGGAATCGAAGGGGATCTGTCGAGGGATCTATTCCTAGCTGACGAACCGATCCCGGAACAGGAGATCCGATAGTGGGTTACGGCACGTTTGACTTCACGGAGTCGTTGCGCGTCGCAGGCGTGGAGCTCCACCAGGTGGAGAAGGTTCTCTACGGGTGGGGCAACGTTGATGAGCAAGGTAAGTGCTGCAACGAGTGCGGAGGTGAGTGGTCTGGAGGCTTCATCTTCCGCATGAAGGATGGCAGGGTTGGGAAGGTCACCGGCTGGTGCGACTACACCGGCTGGGGTTGCCAGGACGGTGCGGATGTCGAATGGATAAAAGCAGGTGCGGGTCTGCCGGAGATCCCCATGGGCGCTGATGAGGACCCAGCGGATCTGAACGCAGAGTTGACGGGGACCGGTGACGTGGTCTGAGGACAATTACGACCATGCAGTGCAAGTCCTGCATGCGAACATTGTCTCTCGTTGCCTTTTATCCTTCGGTTCAATCGGGACGATGGGGTCAACGGCTCTGCATCGAGTGTTCTAAGGAGAATGCACGTCAACGTCGAGCGAACCCTGAGAACCATCTCCAGATCCGCAGTACAGAGATCGCTTCGCAGCTCACGCAGCGAAACCGAAAGAGAAAGAAGAAAATGGGCTGTGATGTAACGGGCAGAGAGATTCGTTGGCTCTGGGTGTTTCAGAACGGCTTGTGTGCAGACACCGGGGAACCGATGACTCTTTCAGGCAAACGAAAGAGAAAGACTCCACTTCGCACCGCGATGTCTGTCGATCGCATTGATCACCATAAGGGGTACGCGAAGGATAACATTCGTCTTGTCTGCCACTATGTCAACATGGTGAGACGAGACCTTCCCTTCGACATTTGGAGAAGTGTTGTAGATAAGTTCGATTGGAAGCGTCTGCTTCACGAGGAGCAATAGTGCAGTTTGAAGGTGCTGAATTTTCCTTGAAAGAGAAGTTCATCGACCTCTACAAGCGCAAGCGCGTAAACTGGGGCCCGCTCGGTACCTTCGTGTTCAACCGCACGTACGCGAGAGAGTTGGAGGATGGGACGAACGAGCGCTGGTGGCAGACCGTTCGTCGTGTCGTCGAGGGCTGCTATCTGATCCAGAAGCGGCACTGCAAGCAGCAGTTCGTGTTGTGGGATGAGCGCCAAGCTCAGAAGTCGGCCCAGGCCATGTACGACGCGATCTTCACCTTCAAGTTCCTTCCGCCAGGCCGTGGGCTTTGGGCCATGGGGACCGAGTTCTTGTTCAAGCAGGGTGGCGCGTGTGTCAACAATTGCGCCTTTATGTCCACTGAGGATCTCGCTCACGATTTCTCAGGGCCGTTCGTATGGCTGGCCGAGATGTCCATGTTGGGTGTGGGCGTGGGCTTCGATTGTGAGGGCGCCTTCGGCCGGGAGATTCTCCTCCGTGCTCCTCGAGTAGCAATCGGTGAGAGTTTCGTCGTAGAGGACTCGCGGCAGGGTTGGGTGGCGGCGTTTCGTCGCGTGCTGGATTCCTTCGTGGGTAAGGACACCCTACCGGAGTCCTTCGACTACAGCGCGATTCGACCGGCTGGGTCCCCCATCAAGGGATTCGGTGGTGTGGCCCCTGGCCCCGAGCCGCTCCAGAAGCTCGTCGACCGCACGCGCATCATCCTCGACGAATACGTGAAAGAGGATAAGCCAGTCGACTCGCGGCTCATCGTCGATGTCATGAACTTCGCGGGAGCTGCGGTGGTGGCCGGAGGTGTCAGGCGCAGCGCAGAGCTTGCTCTGGGGCGGCCTGACGACCTCGAGTATATTGGGCTCAAGGATCAAGGCCGAGTCGAAGACCCTACACTGGCAAGGTGGGCTTCGAACAACTCGGTGATCGTGAAGCAGGGTAGTTCCTATGAGGCGCTGGCCTCGCGTAGTGTCGAGAATGGGGAGCCGGGCTACTTTTGGCTGGACAACGCCAGAGCTTACGGGCGACTCGCCGATGGTCCCACGAATGCTGACCGTCGTGTCCGTGGTGGCAACCCCTGTCTCGAGCAGACCTTAGAGTCCCGAGAGCTCTGCTGCCTTGTCGAAACGTTCCCATCTCTACATTCCTGTCTTGAAGAGTACAAGCAAACCCTGAAGTTTGCCTATCTGTACGCCAAGACCGTCACCCTGATTCCGACTCACGACCCACGCACCAATGCCGTCATGTTCCGCAACCGGCGGATCGGGCTCAGCCAGACTGGGATCGTCGAGAACATCAACCGCATTGGTCTCAGAGAGCACCTGCGCTGGTGTGATGAGGGGTACAAGGAGGTCCGCAGGTGGGATGACGTGTACAGCGATTGGATGTGCATCCCTCGCTCGATCAAGGTGACTACGGTAAAGCCTAGTGGCACCGTGAGCCTGCTGCCGGGCGTCACGCCGGGGATCCATTCCCCCCATTCGGAGCACTACATCCGACGTATCCGCGTGAGCAAGAACTCGGATGTCTGGCAGCACTACCAGAAGGCGGGGTACGAGGTCGTGCAGGATGTGTACGCGGACAACACGATGGTGATCGAGTTCCCGGTGAAGGAGAACAACTTCACCCGTGGAAAGGACGACGTCTCGATGTGGGAGCAATTCGCCCTAGCAGCTGCGCTCCAGCGCCACTGGTCAGACAACGCGGTCAGCATCACGATCACCATCCAGCCTAACGAGGCCAAGGACCTGGCCTCTGCTCTGACCGTGTACGAGTCCCAGCTCAAGAGCGTCTCGTTCCTGCCCGTGCGTGGCGACCAGGTCTACCAGCAGGCGCCCTACGAGAGCATCACGGCCGAGCAGTACAAGGAACGCACCTCGAGTCTCAAGCCTGTCAACTTCGACGCCATCGCCGACATCGACAAGAAGGAAGAGCGCTTCTGCGATGGCGAGGTATGCACTCTCTAAGGAGGAAGCATTTTGGGGCCCCGTGGCTACTTCATGCATCGACGTTTCGGGAACTGCCCCAAGGGGGGTGTCACCGCCTACTTCATGGTCGAGCTGCTGCCGGAGAACAGATACCTGATCTCGTACAGCCTCGCCCGCTGCAACCCCATCGACAACTTCGAGAAGCGGCGGGGTCGATCCATCGCCCAGGGCCGCTTCGAGAAGCGTCGGAACTGCGGGGACGTGACCACATACATGGTCGAGGCACCCGACCCAGAGGCCGCGCGGGGGATCGTCATCAGACGGATGGAGAAGGTCTGTCTCGGGGAACTCGATGCGATGCGGGATCTGCACGCACTCCGCATCGGTGAGCTCATGCGCAAGTACACCCAACTGATTCGAGAAGGGATCATCACGATTTGAAGTATCACTCGTACCCGAGCATCTACAACCTCGGCCATCGTGCCGTGCGGGACCTGTTCATGGGTCCGGTGCTCGTGGAAGAAAAGGTCGACGGCTCGCAGTTCAGCTTCGGACTGCTCGAGGAGGGACTCGTCTGTGCCTCCAAGCGCACGCAGCTGATCCTCGACGCCCCGGACAAGCTCTTCACACAGGCGGTCACCACGGCCTTGTTTCTGGCGCCATACCTGCACTCGGATTGGATTTACCGGGCTGAGTACCTACAGAAGCCCAAGCACAACGCCTTGGCGTACTCTCGAATTCCCGCTCAGCACTTGATCATCTACGACATCGTGCGGGGGCAAGAGGATTACCTGGACGAGGAGGAGAAGGTCCTAGAGGCGCAGCGTCTCGGTCTGGAGTGCGTCCCGACGCTGTACTCAGGCCAGGTGGAGAGCGCAGACCTATTGAGGGGGCTGCTCGAGACGGAGTCGATTCTCGGCGGGGCGAAGATCGAAGGCTTCGTCATCAAGAATCATCGGATGCTCGGGCCGGACAAGAAGGCTCTGATGGGCAAGTTCGTGTCCGAGGAGTTCAAGGAGAAGCACGCGCACGAGTGGAAGGTTAGCAACCCCAAGCAAGGCGACGTGATCCAGCTGCTCATCAAAGCCCTTTGCACTCCAGCTAGGTGGGACAAGGCGATCCAGCACCTGCGGGACGACGGGGTCCTGACCGACTCGCTGAAGGACATCGGGGCACTTATTCTCGAGATCAAGGCCGACATGACGAAGGAGTGTGAGGACGAGATCAAGGACGTCCTCTACAAGTGGGCGCTGCCAAAGGTCCAGCGAGGGGTGACGGGCGGCTTCCCAGAGTTCTACAAGCAGCTGCTGCTCAATCGGCAGTTCGAGAGCCCCGACACGTGATCGAGAGGGAAACTGCGCAGCGTCTCGTAAAGGAGTCGCTCGCGATCGAGGGGATAGATCGGGGTCTGCGCAAGGCAGAGGTGGATGAATTCCTGCGTTTTGTGGCGCTCGACGAGGTGACACCCATCGAGCTCGTCCGCTTCGTACGGGTCTTCCAGCCGGATGCACTGCTGCGGATCCGCCCTGGCCAGAACGTCTACATCGGGGACCACCGTCCAGTCATGGGGGGGCCGATGGTCGAGGAGGAACTCAAGTTGCTCCTCAAGGAGATCAAGGAGAGGAATCTCGAGCCGTTTGACGCGCACTGTGAGTACGAGCACCTCCACCCCTTCACCGATGGCAACGGTCGCTCGGGACGGGCGCTCTGGGCGCAGATGATGGTGAAGACCGGGAAGGAGGCGTGGCTCCATCTCCCGTT